TACAGCTAGCTGGTTTTACGACTTGTGGTGTTATGTCCCAGAGGATGAAACCGAAGAATGGCAGCGATGGAGCTACACGACGATTGAAGGAGGAAACGTCAGCAAGCACGAGGTTGAAGCAGCCCGCGCTCAACTTGATTCGCGCACGTTCCGCCAGGAATTTGAAGCGTCCTTCGAGAACCTGACTGGTTTGGTGGCCATCAGCTTTTCGGACGACAACATTTCAACGGATGCGAAGGATATTTCGATTCAACCGTTGCTGCTGGGCGTTGACTTCAACGTGGATCCAATGAGCGGTATCTGTGCGGTCAAAGATGCTGACACGTTGTACGTGTTTGACGAGATCATGCTGACTGGCGGGGCCACCACTTGGGATTTTGCGGAAGAGGTCACCCGTCGGTATGGAGTGGATCGTCGTGTTATTGCATGTCCTGACCCAACAGGCGGTGCCAGAAAGACGAGTGGTGTTGGCGTAACGGACCACGCAATCCTCAGACGCAGTGGTTTCACGGTTCAATCACCGCGATCACCATGGAAGATCCGGGACAAGATCACGGCAGTCAACACTGGCCTGATGGATGCTTCTGGAGCGCGTCGGGTCAAGATTCACCCGCGTTGCAAGGAGTTGATCAAGTCGTTGCGGACATTGACCTACGCCCCAGGGACTGGTCTGCCTAACAAAAATCTGGGAGTGGACCACGCATTTGATGCTTTCGGGTATCTTGTCCTCCAACAGTTCAACTTGGCCAAGCCCGAGGCCATGGGAACTACGTCATACCGCCTGTATTGAGGATGTTTCGTCCGCTCAACGCGCCTTGTTGTCCGAAGTGCGGGTCAGAGGAGTCCAAGGTGATGGGGCGTTATACGTCACAGGACAACGATTGTGTGCGTGAGCGGCGTTGTTTGGAGTGTGATCATCGCTGGAAGACGTTGCAGTCGCCTGAGGAGGAGCTTCATCCGTCAGTGCAGGTAAGGTTTTTCCGTTGGAACTCACCTAGCGGTCGAAAACGGCGTGTAACGCTGGAATACGGATCTAAAGCTGTTTAGACTGGGCATGTCGTCGCAATTTGCGTCATGCCTAAGGGTCCAGGTACTTACGGCACACAAAAAGGCCGTCCGCCCAAGAAAAAGAAGGGCATGAAGAAGAGCAGCAAGAAAATGTGATGGCTGCCCGCAAATTTCGCAAAACCCGCAAAGACCCCAAGACTGGGGTAGCACAGAAGTACCTTTCTGGCTCTAAAAATCGAGCCGCCAAGGCGGCAGAGATAAAGGAGACTGCCAGGAAGTACAAGCGGGGCGAAAATATCGACGTTAAAGCCGTCAGCCGTTCCAGGAGCCAACAGGATGCCAGCAAAACCACTAAACGAAAAAACAAAAAAGGCTCTAAGAGATAAGGCTGAGGGCACCCGCTTCACTTACGGCGAGTTGGCTCAGGTTTATCGTCGTGGGCAAGGTGCATACCTGTCTAGCGGCTCCCGTAATGTCTCTATGGCGGCTTGGGCAATGGGGCGTGTGAACAGCTATATGTCAGGTAAAGGCGGAGCCCGCAAAGCAGACGCCGACATCTACAAAAAGTCCCGAGGTAAAAAATAATGGCTCATACAATTCATCGTTACACCAATATCGTTGAACATCGTCAATCAACTGTTTTAACAGCTGTTGATGATGAATTTGCCATCCATGCAGGATCCGGTCACTTTCTTTTTGCTGTCAAATCACAAAACACCGCTGATTTCAAAGTCTGCCTAGAAACCAGTTTCACTGGGACGGTATGGAAAAAGCTAAATCCTAATGAAAACGGGGTTTTTCGCTGCTGCGATGACGACGACGATGACGACAACGGCACTCCTGAAAACATTCAGATCAATGCCGCTGGCGAATACGAATATACGTTTGCAAACGTAGTTTCAAATCATATTCGAGTACGAATCCACTCGATTGCTTCCGGCACGCCAAGCGTGCTGTGCAAAATAGGCGTGGTTTATCAGGGTTAAAGAGTTAGACTCTGGGTTATAGACCCTTCCTATGTCTAATCATGGCTGTTCTTCGCGGAGAACAAGGTGCGGTTCAGTTTGACGCTGCTGGTTCTTCTAACGCCACCATCGTCGGCACCCGAAGCTGGACACTGAACATCACCAAAGAAACGCTGGACACCAGCAAGCACGGCGACACCTTCCGTAGCTTTGTTGGAAGCATGGTCAGCGGTTCTGGCACTGTTGAGCTGGTTTACGACCCAGACGCAACTGGTCAAGCTGCTTTCATTGAAGACGTTGTGACCACTGCTGACCCTGCAGACGCAACTTTCGAGCTGTTCACAACCGGCACCACCTCTGGTACCGACTCTGTGAGCTTTGCCGGAATCATCACCAGCATGGACATTGCGTCTACTGCAGGCGATTTGGTTGTTGCTACCTGCAACTTCATCACCAGCGGCACCATCACCTCCAACCTTGAATAAGGGTTGATCTGATGGCCAAAATCGAACGTGGTGGCCATGTTTTCGATGGCTACAACAAACCGATCCGCACCCCTGGTCATTCCAGTGGTAAATCTCATGCTGTTGTTATCAAAGACAACGGTAAAGATCGGTTGATTCGATTTGGTCAACAGGGTGCCAAAACAGCAGGCAAGCCAAAGCCTGGCGAAAGCGAGGCGATGAAAAAGAAACGTGCTGCTTTTAAGAAGCGACACGCTAAAAACATCGCCAAAGGCAAAACCAGTGCTGCTTACTGGGCAAATCGCGTGAAATGGTGACATGACCTACTCCGTTCCAGGACTCGTCAGAACGCATCTCGTCAGCTCTTCCTATATGGGAAGTGTTGATAGTCCGTTCGTGCGAACACGGGCTGTGATCGACCAGATGAAGGGCTGGGAGATCATGAAGGCCGTTACAAACGGAACGGAGTATTTACGCGAAAACAGCGAAGCATTCCTGCCTCTAGAACCCCGCGAAGACTATTCCGCATATCTGGCGCGGGTCAATCGTTCAGTTTTTACGCCTTACACGCAACGGTTGATTCGAGCTGCTGCAGGCTTAATTCTTCGCAAACCAATCAGCATTGAAGGCGACCCTTATTGGACAGAGGTCTTTAATAAGGATGTTGATGGATGTGGATCGGATTTAGATGAGTACGCTCGACGACTCTTGATTTGTGCCCTGACGTATGGGCACTGTCACACGCTGGTTGATTTTCCTGCGCCTTCGGACGCAAGAAGTCTTGCAGAGGAGCGTGCTCTTAATCGTCGGCCCTATTGGATTGAAGTGGATCCAACCAACATCTACGGTTGGCGACTGGACCGCGAAACCAATTATGGAAACCTTACACAGGTTCGGATTGGGGAAAAGGCAGTAGTCCCTGACGGCGAGTTCGGAGAAAAGGTCTATGACCAAGTACGTGTCATTGAGCCAGGTCGTTATCGCGTCTTCCGGCAAGAAGAGCAGAAGAAAGCGATGCAAGGGCAGCTCCCATACCCCTCTGCATTCGATCAATCCGACGCTACGTCGCAGTATGAGCTGGTTGAATCTGGTCCTTACTCGCTCGATCAAATTCCACTGGTAACGATCTATGCGAATAAAACGGACACAATGACCAGTAAGCCACCGCTTCTGGACATTGCTCATCTCAATCTGGCGCATTATCAACGGCAGGCAGATCTTATCCACAGTCTCCACATTGCTTCGCAACCGATGCTCGTCCTTGAGGGTTGGGACGACCAGACGAAGGACATGGCTATCAGCGTTAATTACGCGATGGCGACCCAGCCGGGTAACAAGGTCTATTACGTGGAGCCTGCATCAAGCGCGTTTGAAGCGCAATCATCGGAAATACAAGAGCTACAGCAGCAGATGGGGACGCTTGGGATCAGCACGTTGAGCCAACAAAAGTTTGTTGCTGAATCTGCTGACGCCCGCCGTCTGGATCGAATTGATCAAAATTCGATGTTGTCGATGGTGTCTATGGATCTGGAGTCAGGCTTGCAGAAGTCCTATGACTTGGCTGCAAATTATCTGGGCATTGAAGCCCCAAAGGTCAAGATCAGCCGTGACTTCGATCTGCAACGTCTGATCGGACAAGACATTGCTGCGATGGGTCAGCTGTTTGAAGATCAGATTATTAGTCGCGAAGAGTTCCGCGACATGCTGGTTCAAGGTGAGATCCTGCCTACAGCAGCAGAGCAAAAGCAAGATCCTCCCAGTGAAGAGTCTTCACCCAACAGCGATCAAATCGACCGTCTAATCAACGCAATGATGCAGTGAGGCCATGGCAGACAAAACCAGCCTCACGCTTGCACAGATCACTGCCCTAGTAAAACTTGCTAAAAAGGTTGATCAGTTCAACAACCTGCTGTCTGGCAATGGCGCTCCAGGGGACATCGGCACCAACGGTGATTGGTACGTTGATGTTTTAACGAAGCGGTTATACGGCCCAAAAACAAAAACAGGTTGGGCAGGACAGCCAGTTGCGATCGGCACATCAGATGAAAGCGGCACTCCACGTTCTACCGCTCCAAGAACAGCTGTTAATGCTGACGGCACATTGGCTGCTGGTTCAGGAGCAACTGGCCCTCAGGGTCCACAAGGTGAACAAGGGCCACAAGGCGAGCAAGGACCAGCCGGAGCAACTGGTGCTACTGGTGCAACAGGAGCTACGGGAGCTACCGGACCACAAGGTCCAGCAGGTGCAGACGGAGCTAATGGAGCAGATGGGGCCGATGGTGCAACTGGCCCTCAAGGGCCACAAGGTGCAACTGGTCCACAAGGGCCTCAAGGTGACACAGGTTTAACGGGCGCTACTGGAGCTGCAGGTGCAGATGGCGCTGATGGTGCTGCTGCAACAATCGCAGTTGGCACAGTCACGACAGGAACTGCAGGATCTGCTGCTTCTGTAAGCAACAGCGGGACATCAGCTGCAGCAGTTTTTGATTTCACAATTCCTCGTGGCGCAACAGGAGCCACTGGTGCTCAAGGTCCAGCTGGTTCTGATGCTTTTGTGGCCGTAGGAACTACTGCGGAACGCCCAGGATCTCCTGCTACTGGGGCAATCCGGTATAACACGACAGAAAATCGTTTTGAGGGTTATAACGGAAGCGCCTGGCTAAATCTGTCACCCGCCAACGTGGATGAGCTTGGTGGTACGGTTTAGACTTAACAAAACGCCTACTTCGCCATGGGACTTCGTTTTGAGGAAATCAATCCTCCCAAAAAAGAAGAAAAGCCCGCAGAAAAGAAGCCTGCCGCTAAAAAAGCAAAGGCAAGTAAGGTAGAAGAGTAAATTCTTTTTTACTAATGGAAGAACAAGTCATTCAGGAGACGCCCGTGGCGCCTTCTGAGCAGCCCGTGGCTGAGACTGCAAACACCGTCAACGTTGATGTTTCTGCTTACGAGCAGCAAATTCAGGCGTTGCAACAGCGTGCCAGTGAGGCTGAGGAAAAATTCCAAGGCATCAAGGGCAAGCTCGACGACGTTTACAAAAAACAAGACGAGCAACGTCGCAAAACGCTGGAAGACCAAGGCCAGTGGAAAGATCTCTGGGAAGAAGCCAACAAAACTGCTCAAACCAAGGATCAGCAGATTGCTGACCTAGAGCGCCAGTTGGCAGATCTTCGGACTTCCAATGAGACAGCAGCAATGAAAACGACTGCACTGTCTGCAATCAGTCAGTCTGGAGCGATCAATGCTGCGCAAATGCTTCAGCTGGTTCAAGGCAACTTGAAGAAGGCTGAAGATGGCAGCGTCAAAGTGCTGAATGGTGGCGTTGAGGAAGACCTCAATGTTTACCTCGCCAAGCTGAAGAATCCTGGCTCTGGTTATGAGCATCATTTCAAGCCAAGTGCTCAGGCTGGCATGGGCGCTAAACCAACAACTGGAACTGCAGGCGCTGCAGGTGTCGCTAATCCTTGGGCAGAAGGTAGTATTAACTTAACAAGGCAAATGTCCTTGGAAGCTACCGACCCTGAGCTTGCAGCTGTGCTCAAGCGAGAGGCCGGTAAATAAGTCCCCGTGGGACACCACTTTCAAGTCCGTGGCTTGAGAACCCGCAAACCTTAACCCTGAATAAGAAATGGCCGCACCATTTCAGAATTATTCCGGCGGTGTCCTTCTGGCGGACATCGTAAAAAGGAATAATCTCAGCACCTATGTGTCTGAGGCAATCAAAGAACGCAGCCTGTTCGTGAAGAGCGGGGCTGTGGTTCGTAACGCTCTTCTCGATGCACGGGAAGGCGGTAGCCGCATTCAAGTTCCTGAGTTCAATCCTGTGTCTCCGACTGAGGAGATCATGGACGGTACTGCTACGTGGGGCACCAGCTCTGCTGGCTACCTGACTCCTCAAAAGGTTGGCACCGGAACTCAAATTGCAACCATCTGCCATCGCGGTTTTGCGTATGCAGTGGATGACGTTGCAATGTTGGCCGCTGGTGAAGACCCGATGCTTCACATCCGCAACCAACTGGCTGATGCCATCAACAAGCTGAACAGCGCACGTCTGTTCTCTCAGCTTGCTGGCTTGTTCGGCACGGCACTGTCTGGCAATGCATTGGACAAAGGTGTTGCTGCTGCCTCTGGTGGCGCTGAAGCCAACTTCCTGACTGCTGCGAACGTTGCTGAAGCTCGTTCCAAGCTGGGTGAGCGTGGCGAAGAGCTGGACACTATTGTTGTTCACCCCTCCGTTGCTTTCTACCTGTATCAGGTGGGAATGCTGACCTTCTCCACTTCTGCACTGGCTGCTTCTGGCGCGGTGACTTGGGGTGGCGGTGGCGTTGGCATTGGCGCTCGCGAAGTTGGTGAGTTTGCCGGTATGCGCGTCATTGTTGACACTGCAGTCAACACTGTTGCTCCTGGCACCTCTGGCCACCAGCGTGAGTTCTACTGCTATCTGATCAAGTCCGGCACCATCCTTGAGGGTGTGCAGCAAGATCTTCGGATTGAAGCTGACCGCAACGTGCTCTCGAAGCAGGACGTCCTGTCTGTGGATTACCACTCTGCTTATCACGTGATGGGCACCAAGTGGTCTAACGCCGCTGACAACCCGACCAATGCCACTTTGGCAACGGCTGGTAACTGGGCCGCTACCTATGACATCGACCTGATCCCCATGGTTCAGCTCACCGTCAACAGCCCCCTGGACACCACCACCATCTGATCTTTCTTGATCAGAGCAAAGGCCCTACCATTAGGTGGGGCCACCTTCTTTTTGCGCTATGGCTGCCACGATCAACGCCACACTAAAGAGTGCGACAGCCAACAGCTATGTGACGTTGGCCGAAGCCGACGCATATTTTGAAACCGTCCCAAGCAGCACGCAGTGGGACAACAAGCAGGACGACAAGAAAAACCGTGCGTTGATCTCAGCTACACGCTGGATCGACACGTTGAATTTTTACGGTGATCGTTGCGATGCAGATCAAGCCCTGAGCTGGCCCCGCAACAATTATCACGTTGATCGCGTTGAGCTTGTCTGCTCTGCGATTCCAAACGACATCAAGTATGCAACGTATGAGCTAGCCAACGCGCTGGCGAACGATACTGATGCGATCACTGGAACGACTGGCGACACGGGATTGTACGAGTCAGTCAAGCTTGGGGAGATGGAAGTCAAGTACAACACTTCGAGCCAAGCTACGGGAACAGTCAACAACGTTTTTGATGTTTATCCTTGGCTTCAGTCTTATCTAGGCGCTTATTGTCTTGGCGGTAGCGGCAGTTATCAAGTTCGTGTCGTGAGGGGTTGAGATGGCAGGCGCACTCGACAGTCTTTTCAAAAACGTCGCCAAGCAGGTCGTTGCCGATCTGGGCAAGTCTTTAGACACGACAATCACTTATACCCGCAAGGCGTCTGCCAGCTACAACCTTTCAACTGGTGCGGTGACAACGACTGACACGGCTTATTCATTTGACGCACCAATTGAATTTATTGCATCCGATGAAGAGTCTGGTTATCAAGAGAACACGGCTCGTCTTTACATAACGCCAGATCAGATTGGCGACAACCAAGCAACACTGCAAGACGAAGTGTCATTGCAGTTTGCTGGATCGGCAAGAACAGCCAGAATTCAAGACATACGAACGTTTAGAGGCGATCAAGAGTACATGTATATCCTTCGAGTGGTGTTCTGATGACCCTTGTAAACGCTAGGGCTGCAATTGAGACTGCAATCAATACTGCAGTAGCTGCAGCGGATGCCACGGTTTCAGTGGTGTTTGACAACATGCCGTTTACGACGCCTGGCAAGACAAAAAAGTATGTGATGGTGACGATCAATTTTGATCAGTCAACGATCCAGCCGCATGGTGCAGCGATCGATCAATACGCTGGAACGGTGCAATGCGGTATTTTTACGCCGAGAAACAAGGGGAGTGCTGCAGCTGCTGCGATTGCGGAATCAGTTATTGATGGCTTGACCTCTGTAAATGCTTCTGGTTACACGGATACCTACTCAGCAAAACCGCGTGTTGGTCAGATCAGTGGTCCAACTGCTGTGACGGAAGAGAATAACAGTCACTTTGTCAGTGTGGTTAGCTGTCGGTTTA